CCAAATATCTGCTGGGTTCCAACTGTCTTTTTTTGTAATTTTAAATTTGGTGTTTACCAGTTCTGTTATATAATCCATGAAACCACCATCACGATTATATACATTAAAATTGTTATTGGGTAGCTTGGTTTCTTTTTCTATTTGATAAAATTGTAACTCAAAAGATTTATACCAACTTTTTTCTGCCATAATGTTTGGATATATTTCTAAAATTTCTGGTAGTAGTTGCTCAAATTTTTTATAATTTTTAGTCTTACTGGACAATAATTCTTCAAATATTTTGAGAGTAACCAACTCTTGCTGTTGAGTTGTGGGCGCAGTACTATTAGGATTCGAACCATTGCCGAATTGTAACGCTAAAAAAGGATAGAGTTTTTTATATGCCGATATGTCAACCGTCATTCTAAAATCAGTCAGAATTTTTGCCTGACCGAATTTTGCGCCTTGGCCAGTTTCTAATGTTATAAATTCGTCAAAGTCATCGCCGTAAGTTGCCTGCATTGTTTCAAACAAAGCAACTGCCGATTTTTCTCTTTTTGCAATCAATCCAAGATCTTTGATTTCTTGGATTGATTTTGGTCGATAGTTATATGGCACAAAAAAACCTTTTTTATAGTGTTAATGACTATTTATAAAAGTTTACATGTAATGTAGATAGGTTCCTACAATGTACTTATCATTAGAAATCGCCGGTTGGCCAGAATGTGGGTGTGTCCAGAATGGCGGGAAAATAGCAAGTCTGCCTTTCTTTGCTTCAATACTGGTATTATAATCGGGGAAGGCTGTTTGGCCACCTTCTTCTACCGTATTCAGATAAAAGAAACACACTAAAAATCTGCGGGCTGAAGCATAGTCTCCAACATCTGCATGATATTTAAAATCATCTTCACTACCAGCCACATACTTTTTCATACGAACTTCTTCGTTATGACACTGACTTGGAAAGAATACAATATTATTATGTCTACGATAACTTTCCACATATTCAGAAACTTTACCCAATAGATACATAGAAGCTTCCTCAAACTCAGATCCAAGTTGAGGATCGAAAAAATTCAATTCTGTAAAACTTCTAAACTCCGGATGCACTGTTTTTTGTTGCAAGGACTCTTGATCCTCAAACATACCAATTAGTTTATCGCACCATTCATCCTCTAGTGCATTATCCCACACAGAAATAAATGCGTGATTGCCATCAGGCGGCTTGACCGTAAAATCTTCGCCCACCTCAAAGTGATGAGCTTCTGCGCCTTCTGGAAGATTTTCTTCTGTTTTATTTTCTACTTTATCTGTCATATTTTAATCTCCACACTTCCTATTTTTTTAGAGTTATTTGAAAAATTATTTGAGTAGTCCTGACTCGCACCACTATTGTCGATTATCTCATCTTGAGCAGAATTTTCTACATCATACAATCGCATTTTAGGCCTGTCGATTCCTATCACAAATCTCTTGTAACTGTTTAAATCGTTGTAACGATTTTTAAGTTGTTTTACTAATACCTGATTTAGTTCTTCCAATTCTTCTGTAGCAATCAATGCAAACATTAAATCAGCAGTCGCGGGCAATCCAAATGATTCAGATGTGTCCGTAAGTTCTACATCACTACTATTATATCCGCTTCGGGTGGTCTGCGTAGCACTCATAATCGGTACGTTGTTTTCTACTGCAAGTCCACGCAATTCTTCTGCGATAGACTTAATAAGTGTATATGAGTTTGCGCCAGAACCGGCTTTAATCCTAGAGGATGAACATATATTTAGGTAATCAATATAGATGACATCCGGACGAAAATTCTTTTTGAGTGTCAATTCGTTCAATAAATGTCTAAAGTGATTTGCATTGGCAACAGCAGTCGGATATTCTTTTACGATTAGTTTACCACTTGCGACCTTTCTTGTTAGATTATCGATCTTGCGACAAAAGGTATCATATGGCATTTGTGCAACATCTTGAATATTAGTATTCAACAAATTTGCGTCAATACGTTCTGCAATCTTTTCTTCCGACATTTCACATGTAATGTATAGGACATTCTTACCCATCAACAAATGATTTGCCGCAAGGTCACACATAAACAAAGATTTACCAACGCCAGTACCAGCGAGACAAATGTTAAGAGTTTTCTTTGACAATCCACCCTTAGTAATTTTGTTGAATAAATCAAGATGAAACTCGATTTTTTCTTCTACACGTTGATAAAATTCATATCTGGCCTCAAAATCATCTATAAAATCGTGTCCGATATTACTATCAAATGACACGCCTAATGCGTCCTGTAGCATTTTCGGCAACTGTCCCTTGTTCGCAGGCTCGTCATTTAAAATACCAATCGACTTCATAACAGCATTATATAATGCACGATCTTGACACCACTTTTCGGTGACATCAATTTGCCATGCACTATTCCTATGGTCGTCTTTATTCTCTTCCATACTCTTGATAGTTGATACCGATTCCGTATATACGTTTTCGCCAACATTCAATTCATCCAAAGAGATCAGTAATGAATCCCTAGTTGGGTTTGTATTATACTTTTCAATGTGATGTTGTACCATATCAAATATTACTTTATTCGATTCGGTTACAAAATATTCCCTTTCAATAAAGGGCAGTGTTTTTCTCACATATTCTTCGTCCGAAAAAAGACAATTCAATACTGTTTGTTCAGTCAATTCCATTAAGTTTATTCGCTTCCTTTATCAATCTTTCAGATTCTTGTCTTAAATGTTCAGCCTGTCGTTTCAAACTTTCAGACTTTTCTTCGTCAGTCAAAGTATTAAATAAAGACATTGTAGTTGGTTCTTTATCTTCAGTTCCATATACCGCACCCCACTTATCTTCTGGACATGCAATGTTGGCGATTTTTGCCTTTGCAGGCATAAAACACCCACAAGATTTACACATCTTTATAGTCGGTTGAAATTGGGCACATGATTTACATATGGCCAATCTCTCCTGATACATATATTTTGAGGCAAATAACTTGCTCATCCACCAACTCTGTACTTATTAACAATCCAATCATTGAATTTTTCGTCGGCAAGAATAGGTTCCCAAAATTCTGCACTATGGGTTTCCTTTTCGCGGAATTTCTTTTCAATGACTTCTCCGGTCTCCATATCGACATGTTGCAACCATGCTCCAGATCTTAATAATACACCATAACCTAGTGCCATGTCAAGAAGTCCAGAGAATTTATCTACACCCTTTTCCCATGAAACTGAGATAGGAATTTTAGATTTCTCTTTGACAAACCGCGACTTTTCAACATTAATTACAAAGTGATATCCAGCAATCTCTGTACCCACTTTATCCTGTTGACGGCCGATGATCCAAATGGTATCTGCACTATAATACATACCAGTACCACCAGATACAACCTTAGTAGGGAACATACCCTGAGAGTCGTATGTGTGGTTGATAGCAACCATAGGAATATCTTTCATGGTGAGATGTGGTGTAATCATGCGAAAAAGAGACTTAAACTGTTTGGCGCGGGTCATATCCGCTGCGCTACTACCTTTCTCTGCATCTTCGACTTCTTTCTTAGACGCAAGATTTCCTACCGAATCCACCATAATGAATACTTTATCTTCGGTATCTAGTTCTTTTAATTGTGATACCATATCAAATTTAAGTTCTTCTAAATCTGTAACAGGCACATGTACAATTCGACTCGTATCAATTTCAAAAATATCAAAGTATGCTTGCGGCGTACCAAATTCTGAATCATAGAACAACACAATCGACTCTGGATTGGCGTCCATATATGATTTCATCATAATCAGACCAAATGCAGTCTTAAAATGTTTTGAAGGCCCTGCGAGCATCGTAAGTCCAGATGTAAATCCACCATTTAGTGTACCAGAAAATGCAATATTCATTGCTGGAATATGTGTTGGTGTACTGGTTTTGTCGTTTAAGTATTTTGATTCTGATAGGACATTTACCCTACCATCTTTGAAAGAAGAATTCTTTCGTAGTTTACTCATTAGTCCTGTAGCCATTTATTTCTCCTATTCGATTCTTTCATTATAACACAAATTCATTGCGTATGTCAAGGAAGTCTGCCATAAAATCTTACTGGTGTTCCTACTGATTTTTTGGCATTGAAAAGATACCAACAACAATTATCTTTGCCGACACTTTTGCTACCTTCAATCCACTTTACTCTACCGACACTCACCACCTTTTCCAACCATTTTTGATATTGGGCAGATTGTTTTGTGTGCATCCAATCAGCATCAAACAATAACCATGTCGGCATTTGGGTTGCCAAATTCTCAATCATTGGATGTAATATTTTTCTATTCCAAGGCGGATTTGTGATGCATATATCACAACCCACAATTTGATCTGTTAATGCATTTCCGACACCAACAGAAGGACATAATGGTTCTATATCAGTCATCCAATACCCCTTTAAATCGGTCAACTGCTCTATGTGTCTAACCAATCTACCATCTCCCGCGCATGGTTCTGCGAACAGTCCGAAGTAAGGCAAATGAAATACAAGAGGTAATACGGCCTCAATTGGTGTTGGATAGAAATCTCTTTCTACTCTTTCAAAATCGCTACGCTTTCCCATCATGTTCTCCTAGAAAAAGTCATCTATTGTAAATCGTTTTTCGACATCCCAACCAATCGCATCTGTCACCGATTTGACAGGTTCTAAAAATGATTTGTCAAATTGTTTTGTTTTGTCTATAAATCTGTCCAGATCAAACTCTTTTGGCAACACATTTTGAATTGCAATAGTATTGTTTCCAATAGGATTGGGCTCTTTGAGATATACAAATTTAATCTTTTCCCCCTCCTTGACAAGCGGGTGCGTCATCTCTAATCCGTGTTTTTTTACCAATCTATTAAAATGAATGACGCCTTTTACATGAATGGGGGTGCCCTTTTTGAATAATTCTACTGGGCATTCATACTTTTTCAGACCGTTTACACCTCTTGGAAAACATATATCTTCGACCGGAAGTGTATTAAATTCTTCTCTGAATTGATTGATAAATGCAATCAACTGTTCGTTGTTACCATTCATAATAACTTTAAATATTTCTCGCAATTTTTCACGACATGCAGCTGGAGTAGAAGATCTTACCGCCTCAATACCCATGATTTTAAGTTCTGGTGTTTTATACCGCACACCTTCATTATCATGTACGTTAAGAATATATCGTTTCTTTGCAGTCCACAAACCTTTAGATGCAATGACTTCGCGTTTCATTTGCATCTTTTGTTCGTATGCATTCATATAGTCAGCAAGATCTTGATAACTCTTATCAATAAACGGTTCCAACTTTTCCGAAGCGATAGTATCAAGGAAGTTAATGATCTTGGCCTCACCACCTTCTGTCGCAAGTACCTTTTTCGTATCAAACACCTTGTCAACCAAGTCGCCAAGCCGGATGTAAATCGCATCCGTATCGGAAGCAATAACGTAGTTAATTTTTTCATCATTTTTGAGAACCTTGTGCAAATAGTCGTTTACTTTGTTTTCAATCCATCTAATACTTAGTTGTCCAGAAAGAGTGATAGATTCTGCCTGTCGAATATCATAATATCTAAAATACTGATTACCTAACGCACCATAAGCAGAGTTCAACAAAATCTTTGCAGCCATCTGTTTGTTGTGTAGTTGAGAAATTCGTTTCTTGAGATAGACAGGATCGCCACCGTCCACTAGTTCTTGCTTGCATTTCAACATTTCTTTTTTCGATATGACACGTTCATCGTACATATTTTTCATAAGTTTGGGTAAAAACCCTTTTCGGTCATTATTGTACAACACGCCAGATGGAGTTAGAGATACATTTGCAGCCTTACATTGCGATGTATCGGTTTTCATTTCCAATAGTTCATTTACATTTGTATCGAGTCTATCTGTATTAATCAATGTTTCTGGACTAATATTATACTGCATAATCAAATGTGGATACAAACTATTTAAATCGAATGATAGTACCCAATCGTGTACGCCTAGTTGTGGTTCTTTAACATAAGCACCAACATAAGCGTCAGACTTATGTTGTCTAGCCTTGGGTGGTACTACAATATTATCTTTTTTGAGAATATGAAATGCAATCGAGTCCCATGTTCTGATTGGAGACATAACTTCTTCGAAATTAATTTTTGCAGAATAAGCAACCGTTATCAAAAGATCTAACAGTTTCATCTTTTCATCTAGTTTATCTACCAATTCTACATCGATAATATTGTAGTCGATATATTTTTGATAATCCTGTTTATAGAAAAGATGCATTGCGGAAAACTCAGAATGGTCTAGTTTTTTCTTACCCAATTCTACAAAGGCGATATGATCGAGTCTATAACTTTCTTGCGTGACATATGTGAACTTCTTATACAAATCAAGATAATCAATAATACTAACACCCGACAAGGTAATTTCAGTAGAGTCTTGACCTCTAAAATTCATATGTTTTTTGTCAACTTTTCTCCAAGGCGAGAGTCGTTTCATTTCAGAATCGCCAAGGATTTTTGTGATACGATTTACCAGATAATGCATATCAAATGAATTAACATTCCAACCTGTAATGATATCGACATCTGCGGCTTCATACAAATTGAGAAACGACT